GTACATCCCTGACCAGCAGGGGTGTTATGAGAAGCGAGCCTCTGATGGAGGCACACTCGCGTGCGGCGTGGCTGATTACTCAGGTGATTGGTCTGCCGTCAGACTTGGGTGTGCAAAATCGAAGGGCAAGTTCCGGACTGTAACTATGCAGTCCGCAGAGGTCAAGCGCGTGTTGACTCCTCTGCATAACGCTCTCTACGATCACATCACCTCCTTCGGGTGGTGTGTCCGTGGGGATGTTACTAAGGGGGACTTCGAGGTCATCGTTAAAGACCTGAGGAAAGGTGAGGTATACGTGAGTGGAGACTACAAAGCCGCCACGGACAATATCTACCTTGACGCAGTTCTCGTAATAGTTGACGAGATCGCGAAGTGCCCGGAACTTACGGTCGAGGAGAGGGAGGTCTTGCTTGGGAGTTTCGATAACATCCGTTACAAGAACAGCATCTGTAGGGTAGACGAACACTACCCTATCAACAGAGGCTCGATGATGGGAAATTTGATCAGTTTCCCGCTGTTGTGTCTCTTGAATAAAAGTTGCTTTGATATCGCCTGCGATATCCGTAATGGGAGTGATCGGAGCCGCAAGGGCAGGTTCAACGGTGACGATTGTATCTTTTGTGGTGATGAGGACTTCTTCCGAGTTTGGAAGTCTGTTACCTCGAGATACGGGTTCATCGTTAATGAAGAAAAAACAGGTCGTAGCGGGCGCTGGATTGATCTAAACAGTCAAACCTACGACGCCCGAGGCCACCGCAAGGTGGCCAAAGCGACTCTGGGATTTCTTCGTCCTGCTCGAACGGAACCGAGCGAGATGCTTGCCGAAGTTGTTAGGAGTCTTGTTGGGTTTTCCCAACGCAATATACTCCGGTGTATTGTCATGCTTCGGCATGAGATCGCCCTTCGGGGCGTCTTGAGCAGTCTCGGCTGCTTGAGTCCCTGGCTGCGGAAGCAACTAATCCGACAGCGTTGGTTCCGGGACTCCGCCATTATGGGCGGAGCCCCGACCCTAGAGAAAGGAACTCGGAGGTCGGTCGAAGTGATTGTCGGCCCGCCTCCAAGAGAGAGATTCTACGGTATTATTACCGCTGCCAGCGCCAGGCTGCAGCGGGAGAATACAAATGAGTGGATCGGTAAGGAGGTTACCCCTCTTGAAGTGAAACTTGACCGTGAGACTTATTATAAGTCCCGTAGATCAACTCCCTCTTTTACTCTCCGTCGGAGGTTCGAATGGGCTGGTGTGCGGTGGGCCTTTGTTTGGCCTAAGAGACTCTTTCGGTGCTGGAGTCACTTACCTATCTTCCATGATGGGACCACACACTGGTGCGAGGATCACCCGTTCTTGACTGTCCGTCCGCGGATCGTTGAGGTCGCCTCCCCATACCTCTGTCAATTTCCCCCACCGGTGACACTGCTCACAGGTGTAGACAATCTTCCGCGCCTCGTCTAATCTGGAGGCGGCGGTCAGCTGTAACTGGGAGATGTAGAGAATGAAATCCGCTACCCTAGGATAGGATGATAGCTTAGAGACATGGGACGGTTGTGTTCGCCCGGATGCTTGCTATGCACGCCCGGTTGCTGGCCTGCCAGAACATGTGGACGCCTATTACCCAGAATATAGGGCTTTACTTTGTCGACAGGGTGAGGGTGGTGTGCGTCATGCACAGCCTGCCCAGCGTAGGGGATTGGCCCACGTGGTCCCCCGTCAACGCTTTACCACCTCGGCAGTGGGAGATGGAGTAAAGTTAAACAAAAAGAGAGTAAGGATCGAAATCGCCAATGAGAAACCAGTCTACTGGCGTACACCATCTTGAATGGGAGTTAGGGCCTTCCAGCCCCGACGGAGCGCCGCATTACCTACCCGAG